CTATATGACATCTGTACCATTCTTGTACTATATTTTCAGGCATATTTAATCTTTTCATAATTAAACATGTTACTGTTAAGATAAGATGTTCTTGGCTTTTGTCGAACTTTGAAAAATCGATTTCAAGTACTTTAAATCTCTTTTTGTCGTATAAGATCTCTCCAACATGGCCGGCCACTTCCTGTTTGTTTAATCCATCATTTATGCACCACTTAGATTTTAACGAATATTTCAGTATGTTTGCTAGTGTTTTAAAACTAGCAGCGAATTCCATTGTTATCATTGGATGGTGTGCTGTGATTACTTGTTCACCCGGTTTAGCCACATTATGCGTATTGTCTAACTTAGCCTTGCTGTCTGGTTTAACGTGGCTGCTATATACATTTTTATTAAAGTTATTAACGTCAAAGCTATTTATATTTGCTATTTGACTTGAACTTCGATTATTCAACCATGTGTAAAGTTCCGCAACATTATGGTAATTGAATAATTGTAACGCTGTATTCAGTTTTTCAGTTTCAAACAACTTACCGAATACACCGTCTGCTATGGTGCACGCTAATTCCAGCGGTCTAGTGAGATTTATTCTGGGCACATTCATGTTTCTGCCTAGTGCAGCTCTTATGGTTTCGCTTAGATTACCGGCAAATTTCCGCGGTTGTACAGTAGTCAACACGGGATCCAAATAAATTTCGGATTTAGGTTTATAGGAGAAGTGCTTGTATAGATTTAATTTGATGCCTTCTGGTATCTCGTTCACATATTGATTTTCCAGTATTTCTTGACAGGTGTCATCCACTCTATCATACAACGCATCATATAACATTTGTAAGGTGGAAGGATCGTAACTCTCACTATAATTCTCTTCTGCATCTTCTTCATATTTGAAACACTGATACAAAGGCGGCTTCAAACTGCCTGTGCAAAGCTGTAATTTTTGTGTAAAGTATTCTGTCCAAGTTTCAGCTATAGAGCTACTCTCGTCGAGTTTTAGCGTTTTCCATATAGGTACTGGTCTTCCAGCTGTGTTTTCAAATTGTGCGGTCAAATCATACACGTACGATTTTAATTCTACTAACGTGGTTGAATTGCCTTTAAGTATGTTTGATAAAGAGTCATTAGTATCCACTGTGTAATACGTAAGTTTGTTTTTGTGTCTAGAACTAGACACTATAATATGTGGTAAACTCTTATATATTGGATTAGGTTGCATAACTGTTCTAACTACAGCTACATTTTCAAAATCTTTTCCCTCTGCTTCGTGTACAGTCAATACTAATTCTTTAGGATTGACAATTTTGAGACTTTTCTTTTCTTCTTTTGTGAAACATAAAATAGCATCATAGCCGTTGAGTGTCGGAGTCGTACCAATTTTTACAACGGTCACGCTACCTACAACCGTAGAATGAAATACTATACCGGGATAAAACATTTCCATTATCGGTTTCATACAAATTGGCAATCTATAAGTACAATTTCTCAAAGTTATTTTGTCGTATTTTAGTATATGATGTTTGAGGGATATTCCGAAAGCCCTGTTCAAAAACGGTATTTGTTTACTATCGCCATAGGCATATATTAATTTACTTCGAGTTTCGTAAGCTGTTAATAATATCTCGCCGAAGTGACTCATAAGAGCTTCATCATCCCATGAAATAAGAGCTATCGGCCCACCGTTCAGCAACACTGAATCGAATGTGCGATAATAGTTTGGGTCTGCGTTTCGAACTCTAGCGAGATAATCACCTTGAGCAGCTTTACTAGTAGTTATAACTATATCTTGACCTTGATTATGTGTGTTGACTATTTCGTAAGTTTTCCCACAACCTGGTGCTCCATCCACTAGTACAATATTTATATCTTCCCAAGCATAGCGTATCAATTCATCCATAATCGGAAGAAATTTATCTAACAATTTTCTTTCTCTAAGATATGTCACTTCATCACTCA